TTCCGGCAATTAGAGTATTCCCTACTGTAACGTTACCTGTATTTGATAAGATGTTACCAACAGTAATGTTAGTTAAAATCGTAACATTACTAGTTGATATATCACCATTAGGATATATTACATTGGTTGGTATTTCTCCTACTGAGAATCCACCAACCGAATTAAACGTTCTTATTGCCATTGCGTTTTTCCTTTATGCTTTGTAGCTAGTTATCAAAACTTTGTAATTTGTTAAGTGCGCGGCTTTTGGTGTTACTGTTAATGTAACGTTTCCGGAAGCTATGCCACCACTTTCATAATTAACCTTAAAATCACCTACACCAGGACTAGTTATAGGTGCATCAATTGTACCATACTCATAATAACCAACATCAGTGCCTAATACACTAGCAATTAATTTACTAGTTTGTCTAGTGTTTCCTATAGTATCAGTAGCAATGATAGTATAATCCATTGAAATTACAGATGATGCTAATACTCGGTGTAATACTTGATCTACCGCAGTACTATTTGTAGTAGCAATAAAAGATGAAATTGTATAGAATTGATTATTGCCCAATCCTAATGAGAAATTGTTTGCTGTTAGATTTTCTTCTACAGTTAATGATTTAGTAACTTTATCGTAAATAACTCCAGAAGCTGAACCTGCTAAAGAATTATCGTTGAACAATAATGCACCATCAGTACCTGTAATAGTAATGTTGGCCGTAATGTTACCTTGAACATTTCCGTAAAAATTTGTAGCAGTGATAGATCCAGATACAGCGGCATTTCCACCAACCGTAAGATTGCCAGAAATATTAGCTCTTGGGGCTGTAATATTCCCATTAGTATCTATAATGTTAACTGGAGGTATATTTACTGTGTACCCACCTACTGAATTGAATGCATCTGCCATTTATGGTCCCAAATATTATTTTATATCTTATTTATCATTTTTCAATGATATGTCTTTTGACAATCCACAAAAAAGGAGACCGAAGTCTCCTTAGTTGTCTTCCCATCCCGAGGGTTGAAGTTTTGAGTGCTTACTTGAATGTCAAGTTAGCAACATCGATTTCGCCTAGATAGTCGGCTGCATTACCGAAAGATGATGCAGTGTTTGTCAATTCAACATAACCGTAACGAGTCATGAAAGACACGACTGGTTCGAATGTTGATGGATCTAGAACAACGCCAGAAGACATCAATGGGATGTATGGGCAATAGAATGCTGCCGCATCAGTCTCAGATGTACCTTTGTAACCAACTAGAACAGCTTGGCTGTCAGATGCATATGTGTTAACGAAAACACGCATTGCACCATTCAATGTACCAACAAACTTAGTGTTAGTTGGAGCTTCGAAAGTACCTTCTGTTGTACGAGCAAATGCTGATGTAGTTGCAGATTGCAATACAGTCAACACAGCTGGAGATACAACTGCCCAGTTACCAGCGCCACGACGAGTGCGTTGAGCAATCTTGTTAGCAACACGGTTGATTAGAACTGCCAATGCGGCATGCTCGTCACCAACGAATGTAGCTGTACCAGATACGGCAGCTTGGTCGAATGTTTCTTCTAATGTAGCCAATGTGCTCAATGACAAGAGAATCTCTTGGTCGATTTCAGCAGTAATTTCTTGTGCTAAAGCGGCCATGATTTCTGCTTCTACGTCAATACCATGTTGAGACTGAGCATCTTGTGCTGCCTCAAATGTCCAACGTGCTTGCAACTTACGTGACTTAGCTTCAACAGCTTGACGCAAGATTTGAACACTGATTTGCTTACCGCCATTGCCTTCTAGAGCGGCAGTATTATTGCCAGTATAGATTGCTGATGAACCAGATGCATTTGTCTGTGTTGAATAAGCCTGAGCAATTTTGAACGGGCTTAGAGCTTCTTCACCTGCTGATACGCTTGTACCGGCTGCGCTGTTGTCTGTTAAAGACTGAGCATAGCGTACACGTAGAGTGTGAATTTGACCAACTGGGCCTGTCATTGGCTGAACGCCAACCAACTCGTTAGCGATAACGGTTGGCATGACACGACGGATAACTGGAAGAATCACACGATTTAACGTAGCGATATTGCCAGATGTAGTTGTGCCAGCTGATGACTCAGATAGTAACGATTTTTTAGTGTTTTCTAAGATAACACTCATTGTTGAGCGGCGAGTACCTTTTAGACCTTCAAGTAGGGCTTCTTTGGTCTCGTCCCAACGACCTTCTAATAGAACTTGTGACATTTTATATTTCTCCTAAATTATGTCGATTTTTAAAGCCCTGCCAATCGTCTTAGGTCAATCACGTTATCACGTGGTTGGTCTTCAACTTGTGTCATGGCAGATTTATCACCAGTAACTGCTTTTACACCTTCTGAAATCATAGACTTTTTAGATTCTAATTTTTCATTGATGTTATTCAATACGGCTGGTAAATACTTATCGAAAGCTGTTTGCAAACGGGTTGTTTGTACGCTTTCTAGTAAATCCTTCATTATAGTTGCTTTTTCCTCATTTAGAGTAGATAGCAATTCATTCATTGTCGTTTGACGGACATTGGATTCTTTAATGATACGAATTTCACGTTCCTTGTTTTCAACTAATTGCTTTGCGGCTTTCATTGTAGTAATAGATTCAGCTAATTGCTGATCTTTTGCTTGTAGTTGTTTGAATAACTTACGTGTCTCAGCTTTTTCCTGTAAATAGGTAGTGCTGAATTCACTTGCATAAGATTCAAAGATTTTACGACCAAAATCGTTTTCACGGGCAGTCTTAATATCTTCTTTCAATTGGCCTAGTTCACCCTTAAGATGTTTGCTTACAGTTTCGTTCATTCTCTTAGCAGATTCGGTCACGAAACGTGCCTTCAATGCTTCAAGTTGTCTACGACCTTCTGCAACTAACTTAACTTTTGCTTCGACCACAGCTTGTTTGTCTTGCGTGAATTCTTTAATTTCACGTGAAAGAGCACGAACAACGAATTGTTCTAACTTTTCTTGACTTTCTTTCTGGATCTTACGCTCATTGCGTAGTTCTTTAATTTCTTCGGATAGTTTAGTAACCATAAAATTATTGAACTTGGCTGCATTTTCATGTAGCTTGCGTTTTGCGTTTGCGCGGTCTTCGTTCATCGCTTGTCTTTCAATCTGAAATTCGGAAATTTCTTCTGAAAGACCTTCTGTAACCATATTATCTAGGGCTTCTACCATCACGTTTTTATCATGTTCATAACGTTGTGCGAATTCTTCACGCAATTCTGCACGTACTTGCTCTTTGGCTTCATTCAACTTAGTTTCCCATGCCTCATTTAATGCGACACTAGTTTCTTCGTTGATTAATCCACTTTCAAGTAATGGTTTAATAATTTCCAAACTCATTGGATTTCCCCTTTATGTTTAATCTCTTTACTGTAGGTTTTACCTACATGACTTAGAGATTGCTTTTTCAAAACCTCAGTACGAGTTTCTTTACGACCCTTGTTCCAAGGAATAGAACCCTTTTTTGCACCGCCGTTTTTATGACCAAGTTTATTAACACCTGTTGTGGATGCAGAAATTTTTTGTTTTACCATTGCCGGTGTTCCCAAGACCCACCCAGCAGATATATATTCATCTAATAAATTAACATGAACTCTTTTATAGAGTCCGTTTTTATTTACCGTTTTTTTACCTTTGTTATGTCCATCGTTGTTAAACAGACCATCTCCGTTGTGTTTATTAAAACTTCTAGGATCATTTTTAGCATCAAGTAATTGAAGTATCTCTACTTCTAATTTTCTCATTTCCAATGGATCTCCTGTTTGAATAATTTCACGTTTCCATTCAATTTTATTTTCAACAATCAAAGGTTTTACAATTTTACTAGAACAAATATAACCATCATTTACATGAGCATTTTTACTAGTACGTGAACCTATATACCATTTCATTGTTGGTAAATGAGTCCATTTGTAAATGTAAGAAGTTGTCATTTAATCTTTAACTCACTGATGAGGCGCATTACTTCCTCTTTCAAGTATCTCTGTACTTTTGCGTTACTTTGCGCATCTTTTGCAATCTCAAGCGTTTTATGACCATGTTTCATGTTCATCATACCTTCGTATATCGCTTTAGGATAAGCATTAGGTGCACTAGGTTGTGCAACGATATCCACAGTGACTATTTCAAAGTCACTGACATGGCCATTAGCATCGTTAACGTTTCCGCTACCTCTGCTAGATACGCCTAGTTTGACACCACTCTCCAACATAGTAGACACTAACTGTCCCATTGGAGTTGGTAAAATCTTTAACTTCCCGAATCCATTTGCACCATCCATCCACATTTGAGTAATCATATGTGAAACACGATCCAAATTGATTTTTAAATCATCTGGGTGATCTACTTCACCCAATACAGAATAGCCTTCGGTAACTTGTTCATTTAGAGCATTAACAGCAGATTCAATTTCAGAAACAGGATACACACGCTCATTAGCGTTGCGTACCCCACCCTGAATGAATATCCCCTTCATATAAAGGGACTTCTTGTTACCTTCACCTTCACTCAAGACCTCCATACTAGCACGGTCAAAAGTTAGATGCTCTTTAAGATACAAAGCCATTATCTTAGGTATCCTTACTTCTTAACAATCTTCTTGACTGTCTTTCTTGACTCACCAACGATAGACTTACTGTTCTGTCCATCATCACCTTTTGCTGGCTTAGGGGCTGCTTCACCTTTTTCAGAGAAGTTACCTTTGCCTGGAGCATTTTTGTAATTGCCAGGAATGTCTTTAACTGCTGGGTTCAATAGTCCACCTTGTGTACCACCCTTGCCACCATCGCCACCACCTAAGTGATTAGCTTTAGCGCCATTTGACGGAATCTTTGGTCCATTGCTAGTTACGCTCTTAGTGTTAACACCGTTGTCACCGTGTGTTACAGAAACTTTCTGCAACTGTACAGCTTCCATCATGCCTTCTTCTTCTTCTGGTGCAGCCATATCCATGTCGCCTTCTTCACCGCCCATGTCTTCTCCACCTTCGTCTGAACCCATCATTTCTTCGAATTCAGCCATTAGTTCGTCTAGTTTGTCTTCTAGTTCAACTACGCGGTCTTCTAAACCACCTTCTGGTGTTTCTTCACCGTCCATGCTGTCATCCATATCGATATCAGCAAATTCGTCTTCTTCTTCGGTCATGCCTTCTTCTTCATAGGCAATTTCGTCCATCAATCCACCGACTTCATCTTGACCTTCGCCCATGTCATCAAAACCTTCTTCTAGGTCTTCATCAGCCCCTTCTTCAAGTTCTTCTTGACCTTCTTCTAGGTCTTCGTCTTGGGCTTCTTCTAATTCTTCGTCCATCATTGACTCATAAATTTCGCGGCTTTTTTCAACTACGATATCGTGGAATAATGCACGTGCTTGTTCTTCGTTCTCATTGATAATTAAATCGATAAGTTTTTCAAATTTTTTGTTGTCCATCGTTTTTCTCCTATAAGATAAATGGCTTTGTAATAATTACTTAGTGCATAGCACAAAAAAGAGCACATTAAGTGCTCATTTTTTGCGTTTTTAGTACTAATTCTTATAAAGTTGGCTGACCTTCTGCAGGAGCCGGCGTATATTGCTTACGAATCTTCTTTAAATTCTGAACACGTTCATAGTTTCGAACGTCATTCATCTTGCGCAATTTGCGAATTTGTTTTAGTGTTAGTTTGGTTTTGCGTGCCTGTTTCCATTTAGGTTGGCTGTTGTCTTGGTCAACATCCTGTAAACCCTCTCTGGGAGCATCGTACATTTCAAATAATCTCATAGTATTATTTATCAATTATTACATAGGGGGTGCTGTTGCGCCACCCAAACTTGCCGGTGCTGCCACAGCAGGTGCCATTTCACCGGGCATTGCTTCTCCGGGCATTGCTTCACCCTCTTCTGGAGTGTTCTCAATAGTCTCAGTATCAGTTTCAATATCACCTGAACTGATACCAATACTACGTAAGTCACTACTTGATGCTTCACTGTCTTCTGGTTCTTCACGTTCTTCAAACCATAGACGTTGATTTTCTTCAATTTCTTCTTCAGTCAATCCTAAGAAGCGAGTCATAGCAAAACGCTTACTGATATAAGGGAATGCTTCCATAGATTGAAATA